GCGCCTGGGAAGTCCATATTACGGAAGACTAAGTCACCAGCCACGTTAAAGAGCTCAGGCTTGGCAAGTAACGGCATCATTGCGTCCACAGCTTCTTGGCGCTTAGAGTTGTATCCTGGTCCTGTCTCCATAACCACGTCATATTGACCCACAGTTACGTCATTTTTAACCCGTCCAACTGCATCTCGCTCATTGATTGTGAGCAATTCTGGCCTACCGTCATCCCCGATGATCCGCATAATTCTCTGAACATCGTAGATTTTAGGAATCAGGTCGAGAATAATCTTGCCCACATGGCACATTGACTTGGTCAAATTATCATAGAGGTCAAAGTTAGTCAAGTCAATCTGCATTTGCTGACCGTTTAACGCCTTACCGGACATATTTCCTGGCAGTTGTTGGCTAGGATCGTATATACCGATAATGGTAGCCATATCGTTATTGATCTCTTGCGCAGCTGCCATAACCCCAGCAGGAGGAGGCTCGGGCTGAAGTCTTTGAGGAGGAGGCGCTGGGTTTCCGTCAATGTCTGTCTGCTTATAACGCAAAGTTGCCATTGATTTGATGTTCGCAGCTGCCCAGTCCAACTCGTGACCTTCGTCCTGACCTTCTGCCATGATCCATTTAGCTTTGGGAGCTAACGCCACAGACTCAGTCAGGGAAGTTACCCAGAAGTTGTACATCCTCTGAGCGTCTTTGGCATGGCGAACCATACCAAATTTTTTACGCTTATCCCCGATTACAACGTGACGACCGTAAACAGGCACGATTGGAATGTAATAACCAGCCCAATCACGTTCTTCTAAAACCTGAATAGCGGTGAGTTTTTTCCATTTAATTGTCTTTTTAACGGATTCACGTTCATTTAGGATTTCTAGCCCTGCTCTTTTGATGCGCTCAAAGAAATCTTTGCCATCAGCAAACCTAGAAGATCCATCAGACAATTGGTATAAAGTGGCCTTTTCCCGTACTGTGTAGAAGTATTCGGCAATCCTAATATCTTCCTTGGTAATCCACTCAGACTGAGAATCTCCCGTTCCTCTCATCGTGAACGAGGTTTCCTCAGCATCTGGGTACATTTCCTTAAATGTGGTCTTATGCATCATTGTCGTAATAAGACAACGCTCCTGGTCTGACCCGTCAACCGCTATGGAGTTGGGATCTAAGTAAACAGTAAATGGATTGTCAATCGGATCAATGTAGATTTCTTGGTCAAAAGAATCTTCTCTTATATATCTGTGATCGACCCTGATATATCCCCAACCCATCCGTACAGCATAATTGTAAGCATTATCATAAGCATTATCAGCATTTGAATTTACCTCTATGTGGCGAATCATTCCCTGAACGACTTTAGCGTCCGCAGCGTCCTCGACTGTGTTAGTCGCATGGACACGAATTCTGGGGCGTTGTTGGCGTTGCTGGTTGGTGACCTGACGGCAATATCCATCTAACTTATTAATAGTCAGAACTGGGCGTGATTCAAGGTTACGGGAGTTTTGTAGGTCTACAGGCCATTGATCCCCACCAGAAGCAAATTTAAGATCTTCTAGCGCTTCTTGCCTATTTTGTGTATCAGAGTCATTAGCCAATTTCAGGAATTGCTTCGCTTCCTCTATGATTGGATCATAATCATCCATATCCTGATATTGTGATGCCATTTTTTTCCTTAAGAATGACGTGCAAAGTCCATATGTAGACGTTCACGGGCTAATTTTACGACTTTTTCAGCTTCTGCGATAGTATTAAATAATCCAATTGTATGTGTTTTTTTATTAGACCAAATTCTAGCTTTCCAACGTCCTGATTGTGAATCCCAACTTACGCCCTTAACGCCAGATGTGTTGTTTTTATTGATTTTGGCATTTTTTCTATTTAAAGACGTATTTGCTGGTCTTAAATTTTCAATTCTATTATTGGATGGATTTCCGTCAATATGATCTATTATTTCAGGCAATTCGCCATTAAACATTAAATATATCAATCTGTGAGCTTTGTATAGCTTTGAGTTTATTTTTACTGCTCTATATCCAAGTTTATTTACCGAACCAGCCAACATGCCCACAGAATGTCCTCTAGTTGGTATTTTCCAATAAATCTCACCTTCTCTGTATTCAAATAATTCATTCAAATACTCTTTAGTTATAATTTGTTCAGCCATAAGATACCCTTTTATCGGTTGGTTAGAAAAGCCAGTTAGCTCGTTACTAATTGGCTTTTTGCATTTTACGACATCCAAGACAAAGGCTGACCATAATTTTGAACATTTGGCCTAGATTTTCTAGCTTTTGTTTCCTGAACACCAAGAGCAATATATCTAAAGGCATCACTACCATGAGAATATTGGTCGTGAAGTGGATTTTTGCTGAATTGCTTAGTATCTGGATCTACTTCATATCTGTAATGTCTAAGGCATTGAAGCCCGTCATAACAGTTATCCCGATCAAAAAAGCAATTTCTAAATATAGTTCTGGCAGCGTTAATGCTATCAGCTATAGGAGTTCTTGGGATGATTTTGGTCTTGTATCCAGCTGCTCGTACTATTTCATCAATTGATCTTCCATTTGATCCTATTGTTTTGTTGACAGAATCGTGAGGAAGCCACAGAGTATCGTAGACATATCCAAACGTCTGCATAGTCGCTAGGTAATGGCTGATTGTTTGCTGGTTGTCCTCAATATACCGAATTAGCCTGATTTCCTGGGCTATGAACTGGACAAACCAAATCGAGGTCGAATCAGCCCAGCCAAGGTCAAATACCGCATGGACTGGCTTGGTAGGATCGTAGCGAACCTTGGTGATTCTTTCCTCTAACTCCGCAGTCTGCATCTCTCTGGCAAACACCGCTCCGTCCACAGTCTGACGGCATAAACCTTCCCAGACCGTGTTGTACGCTTCTGGATCTCTGGATTGAAGTGTTCTGCGCTCATGGTCTAGAACTTCGGGAAACCAAGGATTGTCCGACCAGTTGACCTTTTGGGTGATGCAATTCTCAGCTGGATGCAGAATGAATCTCTGATAAGTAGCGTCAGATTCCAACTCAGGATTCATTGTGATCCAGATCTCGGAGTCTTTTGCCCTTATCGTAGGGATCAAAATATCCCATGACCGAGCGGATACGGCCTGAGCTTCCTCTACCCAAACAATGGTGCACCCTTCAAACGATTTAATGTTATGAGGATTGTTTTTTAGGCCTACAAAAGAGAATTCCGTGCCGTTTGCGCCCCTGATAGAGTTTTGGGTAATCTCATAGAACCCAATTAATCCCATCTCAACGATCTGGTCGGACAAAAGTTTATGTACGGATTGGCTAATAGAGTTCTGATATTCTCGAGCGCAAAGAATCCGGTGGACTTGTTTAGCACCGAGAATAAGCAAAGCCCTAGCTACCGACCAAGACTTCGCAGATCCTCTCCCTCCGTATATACATTTATAACGGCTTTTTTCGAATAGGCATTGCAATTTAACCGGAAACTCGGCTTTCTTAATTGCTTGGTCTATCTCATTCTGTTGCATTAGGCGCTATAAAAGATACTTGAATATGAGGAACAATTGCAGTTCCGTCTGCGCTCTCAAGGCTTGTAGACTGATGCGCTTTACCCTCTAGCCTGTCCATCAGCTCTTTAATCGCCCAAGGCTCACCTTCCTCGGCCTTAGTTACCAACTGCTCGGCAATAGTCCTAAGTCGATGTGGCTCTTGGGTTAGAACCATGCGAAGACGGTCAGAAAACATCCTTGACTTAGATGCGTTCTTGTTTCCGAGTGGTGCGCCTGTTGACATATTGTTTTAAGTTATAAGGTTTTGATTCTTAATTACTTTTAAGCATTAGGATTATCAACAGGGGCTGACACATTTTCTTCTGATGGCACTACAGTATTTTGAGCTGGTAATTGCTCATTAGCTGTTTTAGTTAACTTTTGAATTAATAACTGAATATCACGGGCTTTGTGCTCTAAAGCGGTGATGATTAGGTTTACGTCTTGGACTTCGTGTGTGAAATTAAACATTTATTTTCCTTTGTGTTTTCGGCCTGGGCCTTTTTTGGTTGAGTGAAAGTTCTTTCCTGATCGCCATTTCATGAATAAATGCTCATCCACGCCCATAGCGACCAATAAATGTACGGCTAAAGTTGTTTTCATTTCTTTTTAGCTTTCTTTTCTGCTTCACGTTTAACATTCAGGGCAATCGCAATTGCCTGTTTCTGTGGTTTACCAGCCTTGATTTCTTTTTCTATGTTTTTACCAACATTCTTTTCTAGTTTTGACTTAATTAGTGGCATCTTCTGGATCCTCTATAAAACAAACATCTTGCCAAGAAAGGACTAGGAATTTCTCGTCCCCGTCCTTAAAATTGTGATATTTCAAATATTCGTCTTTGTAGTCTTTGGCTAAAGTCCCAAACCAGACCTTATCCCCGACCTTTAAACCCTCCTCAGCAGCTTCGTCCCCAACTGCGTTTACATAACCACAAGTATCTACCTCT